AAACCACCTGCTACGGATATAGAATTTTCTTTTAAATTGCCATATCCAGAAGATTTATACTTGCCTTTAGCTTCTTTAGGAACACCTAATGATACATTATCCTCTGTGTAACCTACATCTTCTCCAAATTGTCCATTTTTAGTGTAGTATATAGGATCCTTAGCTAGATTTTTAAATACTATGTCTTTAATTTCGTCTACAGTTTTATCAGCATTTTTTTCTTGCTTCATTTCATAGTAGTATCCCATTTGAATTTGACCAAAAATCATGTTGTTAGGATCTTTTTTATCCTTGTAATCATAATTTTTTTCAGCATCTTCTTCTACTTCTTTAGATACTTTTTTCTCTTCCGCTTTTGCCTCAGCCTCTGCTATAAAATTTTCAAATGCCTTTTCGTATCCCTCTTTTTTTCTTTCTACTGGGTTGCCCACCATAGGCATACCTATAAAATTTTCTGAAATAATATTCTTTTGTTTAAGGATAGTTGTTGCCTCCTTAAATGTAGAATTATTTTTAAGTAAATTAGGGAATTTAGCTTTTGCTTCTTTAAGGAAGACTCCCTTATGGCCTTTACCTTCTTTAATTAATCTATATTGATTGGCTAATGTTTTCATTTCCTGCTTTTATTTGTTCTATAATATCATTTAATTCTGTTAGTATTGCATCCGTTGGGTATTTTATTCCATATGAACCCGGGTTTTCGTTGTAATACTCAGCTGTTCTATTTTTTGCATTTGATAGCATTGGAAGAATTGTTTCTATTGTTTTTTCAATATCATCAAAAGCTTTAATTCTGTTTTCTTGGAAGTTATTATATTCAAATAACTTCTTTATATCGTAGGATTTAGGCTTAATTTTTGGTACAGGCTTATATCCTAGTTTATAGTAATAAATACTAGCGGCTCCTTTACCTTTCTTATTTTTACTAAATGCTTTTGGAGTTGCATATTGTGCACCTACTCCACCTGATAAAGCCATTCCACCTTGAGCTGTAGAAGATTGTTCATCAACAGTAAATGTTAATTCTTTTTCTAGTTCATCACTATACTCTTTTTTTAGTTTAGAAATATAATTTCTGAATAGGGTAAAATTATTATTTATGGTAGCTCTCATACTAATTGTATTGCTATTTTCAGCATTTAAACCTTTAGCAGCTCTTAAAATATCTAAAAATCTATTATCTAAATCATCTAAAAAATCCCCAAAAGTCATGTTTTTAGCTTCAGTAATAGATTCTTTTAATCTTAATACTCTTTCGTATTCTTTAGGATAATTTTTTCTAACGTGAGATCTAAATGCATTAAATAATTTTGCTATGTCCTCTGCAAATTTATCTATTGTAGTATCATCTTTAGCATTACCTGTTTTTTCTAATGTATCTAAAAATTCTCTAGCTTGTTGTAAAGCATTATAAGTTGAAGAAAAATTAGCTACATTTTCAACATCATATGTAATTGCTCCAGTTTCGGGATCAACATTCGATACTGTTGTTTTTACGCCTTTTTTTACATCAGTATCACCTACTTTTATTTCTTTTAAAATAGCACCTTTAACTTTATCTACATGACCCTGAATATATTGATGTTCTGCTTTTAAATCCATCATTTCGGCCATTGCCATAATTTGATCAGCTAATAATTGTGCTGTTTCAATATCTAATTCATTTGATCCTCTTTCTAAAGCGTTTTTTTCTAAAGCAAATAGTGCATCATGTAGTTTAGCTGATCTTTTAACTAAATCTTCGTTATCAACTAATTTTTCTTCTACTATCCTTTTATATAATGATTCAGCACCTGGACAAATATCAAAATGTTGCGTTTGATATCCGTATACTTCTACTTCACCTGATTCTATTTCTTTAAGCTTGAACCTGTACATTTTTTACTTCTTGTATTAAATCGTAATATTGTAACAGGTTAGTTAAATCATCATCTTTAACTTTAGATGTTTTATCTAATGTAGGAAGCATTTTAATTACTTCTTCTATTTTAATTTTAGTAACTTTATCTGTTACTTTAGAATTAAGCTCAGTTAATGATTCTTTAATTTCATTTACTTTAGCATTGTAAAATTCTTTTAATCTTGGTGTGTTATCTATTGATGTAATAAGTTCTTTAAGAATTTCTTTTTGTGGTTCTAATAGTGTATCATACTTGTCATTAAATTTTTCAAGTAGTACCTTATATGTTAATGTTCTTAAAGTTTTATCGTATTTTTGAAATTCATCTACTACAGTTTCTTTTTGTTCTTTAACTACAGGTTTTTCAGATAAATGTTCTAATATAGTAAGTTTATTATTTATTTCTAATTGGGGATTAGAAAATTCCTTAGTTGCTTTAATTTCAGTTAACATATAAAAAGCAGCTTGGATTTTGTAATTTGGTAATTTATGTCTAAAAAATTTAGTTACATCATAGTGTTTTTTAATTTCACTAATTAAATTATATTTTTGTCTTTTTAAAGCACCTCTATTTAGATTAGATGAGGTTTCTAATAGTGAATTTAAAATTAAATTAGCCTTTGCTTCGGATACTGTAGTATGTTTAGCTAATTGTTCGTATAACTTATATTCCCTTCCTAATTCGGTTTTGACAAAATATTCTTTTAGTATTTTTCTTGCTGGTGAGTCAATGCCATCTAAAGTATCAGCAGTGATTTGACGTACTAATAGTTCAAAAAGAATACCAGAATTTTTGTACTTTGAATGTTTTATGTTCATTCTTCGCAGTTTGGTTTATTTATAAATATATAAAAATATTTTATTCGTGTAATTGTGATTCATCTAAAAGCCCATTCCCTTTTTTTTCCTGTTCAAAAACAAGTTTTTTCCCCGTTTTTTTAGGACCTGGTGCTTTTTTTAACATATTTTTATGTTCCATTGCTAATGGAGAACCACCTCTAAATTTAGGTCTTAGCCTACTAGATTCATTATCATTATTTTTCATACCTTTTCTGCCTAATGGATCTTTTCCAAATGCATTTTCTTGTTTACCTCGATCAGTATTTGATTCTTTTTTTCTACCTAATGGTAATTTTTCATTATATCCATCTGGTATATTAGCTGGATCAGATTGTGTTCTACCCATACCATATAGTGAAGCTAAATCATGTGGTGTACCATAAGATTTACCTGTTTCTAATGGATCATTACCTTCTGCCTCTATTTGTGCTAATCTAAAATTACGTTTTTGGTCTTGTTGTACTAAATCCCTGTATTCATCATACTCATCTGCGCTAAAGTGGAATATATTTTCATATATCCAATCTGTAGGAATAATTTTACTATCAATCATAGATTGAGCTAATGTCATTTTTTCTGTCATTAATGCTACTCTTTCTTGATCGTATATAATTGATGGTGTAGTTAAACCTAATTCAAAATTTGTTAGATTTTCATCTTTATAACCTTGAGTATATAAATGTACTAATGCTATCTTTTGTAATTCAGATACCATTATTCTTTGAATTCTTTCTATTGTACGAGCAAATCTAATATCTTGGGCTGCTAGTGTAGCTTTACCTTCAACTCCTTCTTCATATCCAATAAATGCTTTAGGTACTTTTAAAGCTGCAAATAATTTATCTCTTAAATATTCCACATCTGCTATACCATCATATTGCAATCCAGGTGTAGTATCTATTTTAGTAGCTGTGTCATTACCCCTAATTGGGATATAAAAATCTTCTAACATGTTTTGCATGTTATATCTTAAATTATATTCACCTGTTTTTTCATCCATATATGGAGTTCTTTTCATTTTAGAAATAGTTTTTTGCATAAAATTTTCTATTTCATTAGGTGGAATATTTCCTACGTTGATGTAAAATATTCGCTTTTCTGGGGCTCTTACTATACGATGTATTAACATCGCATCCTCCATTAGTGTGTATTGTTTAAATAATTTACGTGCTGGTTCTATATAAGATCTACCATATGGGAGAAAATTAGTATCAGTAAGTAACCTAAAATGAGCCATTTCATAATTATCAAAAACAATATCTTTACCACTTACATTATTTGTGGTAGGAACATTATAATAACCATATCCTCCCGCTGAAACACCTTCTGGATTCATAATATATTTTATGTCAGCTGGATTATCAGGATCACTTCCTTCTAATCTTTCAATATGATATGCGTTGTAAGGTATAACATTATAAACACCAAATTTTTCTGCTATTTCTAATTTTAAGAAAAAATCCCCATATTTACACATATTTCTAACCCAAGGCCATAGATTAAATTCTATATTTAAAACATCATAAAATAAATTATATAATATTTTTTGTATATTTTCATCGGATGATCTAATAGATAATACTTCACCCATATCATTTTTAAGTGTAGATTCATCTGCTATAACATCTAAAGCAGAAGCTACAATAGCATCTGTATCCATAGCATCATATTCCGAATATAACTGTGGTCTTAATGTTTGGTAATTAAAATTACTTTGATAACCATATAATGAAGTAGGTGATGTAGAATATAATCTATTAAATCTATCTACTAAAGAATTATTTTCATATTCTCCAGAAGATTGGATTTTATTAATATCCATAACCTTAAGTTGGTTACCCCCTTCGTTTCGAATTATTACATCTGTTGAGAATAATCTTTTTAGTCTTGTAAATAATCTAGTATCTGCCATTGTGTGTATATCGTATAAATATTATAAAAGCCAACGAATGTCCTCTTTTCCGTTAGAGTATGGGTTATCTATTTGCCACGGGTTTTTATCTCTAGGTGCTTGGTAAGCTCCATTATAATTAGTTTTTGTTGAAGCTATATTTGTTAACATGTTTTTAGTTAAATCTATTCCATGTTGTTTAAATTTAAATGCTGTGTCTCTCATGTACATTGCAGTACCAAATGACATAACTAAATCATCATTGTAACCTTGTTGTGCTTCTGGTCTACCATTTCTCCAAATAAAAGTCTTCATTTCTTCCATTAATCTTTTACTTTGAATTGTAACACCTTTATCGCTTAAATATTCTTGAAATTTACTTATTACCATAGGTCTAACTCTAGATGACATTGTAAATCCCGGTACCATTTTTGATGTATCCATGTACTGGTCAAAATACGAATCAGATCTTACTTCTCCACTCTTAGGTGAATAGTAAAGATTTTGATAACCTCTATCTATTATTGTTTGTATTGTAGCCCAACCTATGCTATTATTTTCTACTACTAATAGTGCTTCATTATACTCTGCAGCTATACCTACTAGTAAATGTCCATATTCTTTTGTACCTAATTGTCCTCTATATTCTGCTACTTGAGTATTGTTTTCTACATCTATTATATGGAATGCTGAGTGGTCTTTTCCGTCTCCTCTAGCAACGTCAGCCACAACCATATATGTTCTCGAATAATCGCATGGTTCCCAAACCCATAAATTTCTATCAGCCCCACGACG